CCCGAGCCGCAGGGGCCGACGGGCCGCCCCGCCATCGAGCCGGTGCCTAAGCGGGAGGACGTTCACTACGCCTGGGAACTGCACGACGCCGAGGGTGAGTGGCAGGCCGGTGGATTTGCCAACAGCTTGGAGGATGTTCAACGAAAAGGGAATCGCTACCTGCAAACCTACGCGCAAGACGGCCCCCACAAGTTGATCATTGAGCGACACTGCGTAACAACTATCGAGCCGGTGCCTAAGCGGGAGGCTGAGCAGTGAAGCGCGACGCCTTGCGACTCAGTCCGCACCAGTTCGTCGAGACCAGCCGTGATCACAATGGCCGGTACTTCATCGCCTACTCCAGCGGTGCCAGCGTGTTTGTGCGCGACATTGCTGACCTTCGTCGCTTCCTCAAGCTGCCGAAAGGCTTGCCCATGCGAGAATCGCTTGAATCATGGCTTTGCAGCCTGGGCGATCAAGATACCTCACAACAGGCCGAATCATGAGCACTGACTCGATGAAGGACTACCTCGCAGAGATCGGCAGGTATCCCCTGCTGACTGGTGAGCAGGAGATCCAGCTATCCCGCCAGGTGCGGCGCATGATTGAACTGCAAGCCATGGAAGGCGAGCGCACAAAAGCTGAACTGCGCGAGATCAAGCGCGGACAGCGCGCACGCGACACGATCATGAATTGCAACCTACGGCTAGTTGTTCATATTGCCAAGCGGTATGCAACTCGGCTCAAGTGCAATGGCCTTGAGATGATGGATATCATCCAAGAAGGCGCCATCGGGCTGCATCGTGCAGCCGAGCTATTTGATGGCAGCAAAGGCTACAAGTTCAGCACCTATGCCTATTGGTGGATTCGTCAGTCAATTACTCGCGCGATTGATACCAAGGAGCGAATCATTCGAGTGCCGCAGCACCTGCTGGATAAGATTTACCGCGCAACCAAGCTGCAGCGCGAATACCTCCAAGAGCATGGCCGACCGATTTCAATGGTGGCGCTGGCAGAAGAGATGGAAATGACAGTAGATGAACTGCAGATGATCCTGCAGCGCAATACGCCGCATAGCAGCCTTGATCAAATGGTCGGTGACAATGGCTCGCCGTTGATTGATTTGATCGCATCAGAAGATCCCGAAATTGGCGATGAGTTGTCGCCAATGTATGCGGAGCAGCTGAAGCTGGCTTTTTTTCGTCTAGGAGAACGGGATAGGTATGTTGTATCTGCCTACCATGGATTGAACGGCCCGCAGCAATCGCAGCGGGAGATTGGCGAGACGCTTGGCATTTCGCGCAGTGCTGTTGGCCAGCGCCGAGAAAATGCGGTGCGGCGCTTGCGGCTGATGATGCGAGCCAGTTAGGAATTGCTCCATCTCGATCTTGGCAATGTGCCCTACAGCTTGCTGCATCAGCTTGTTCTGGTAGGCATATTGCCTGATCAATGATGAGCATAACTGCCGCACTTCATCAGCGCTGTGATGGTTTAGTGCGCTGCGAGATTGCGCTTTAATTTGAAGCTCCTCCTCAAGCGTCCATTCAACGATCATCCAATCGCCCCAGCTCATGGCGCTGATATCTGCTGATCAATGCTAATCAGCCAGCCAGTCATCAATTCGCGCCTGGCGTTTGGCGCAGTGGAATGGCTGAACTTGATACCACTGCCGCCAGTCTTCGCTGCCCTTGCTGCGGTTGCATTCGCGGCAGGCTGGCACGAGGTTGCTGGCGACGGTGTTGCCACCTTTGTGGCGCGGCTTGACGTGATCCAGCGTGTCGGCGGCAGCGTCGCAGTAGGCGCAGCAGTGTTGCCATGCCTCGAAGATCTGCTGCCTGAACCGTTGCTTTGCGGAGCGCTTGGGGACGAGAGATGTGCCATCAATCTGATGATCCACGCAACTCCGGGATGGGTAGGACGTTGACCGAAAGACCAAGGATATGATCGTTGGATGGCGCCAACTCGGTGAGCCGCGCCACGAAGTTATCGCTCACGTTTTCGGGATCGTCGTCCTCGTTTTCGACGACGATCGTGTACTCAACCTCTAGGACGTACTGCCTCATGCGTGACTGACCAGCATTGCCCAGCCGGTGCCGGGGCCATCAACCTCCCAGCGACGCAACCAGTTTTTACGGCTGTAGGCGATTCCGGCACCTTTGGTGTGGTTGAGGTAGCCGCCGTTCACCATGTCGGCCTCGCCGTTCGGATCGTTGTGGATGTAAGCGCCGCTGGTTGCGCCGATAATCACGCTCCAGTGACCGCCGCCGGTGGGTGCGCCGACAGGCCCCTTATGCAGCCAGCCCACCATCACTGGGCGCCCCGCCTCCAGCTCGGAATCGATCACGGCAGGGCTGCAGTTCGTGCGCAGCCGCGCGTTGAGCCCCAGGGATTGCAGCGCCTTGATCTGCGCCTGCGCGTCGGTGGTGTCGCCGTACTTGGCGCGGATCTTGTTATAGGCATCGTCGCCGCTCACCTTGCCGTAGAACTTGGTCACCATGGCAGCGCTGCTGCTGAAGCATTCGCGGTAGCCGGTGCCGCTGGCGTTGTCGTTCTGTGCCTCATAAGGGACGCGCAACAAAATGCCCTGCTGTTGCGGCTGCGTGGTGCCCTTCTGCCAGAGTGCGCCCTCAGCCTTACGGCGGCGCAGCAGGCCAGCTTCGACGCTTGTACCAGGGTTGCGGTAGAGCAGCATGGCTGCCGGTACAGATGGCCAATCTTTATCGCGCAGCGCTGCGCTGATGGTGTCGAACCCAGGCTTGCCGTAAAAGTCGGCGCCTAAGTTGTAAGCGAAACTTACAAGTGCGCAGCGTTGCGGGTCGCCTAAGGCGTTCCAGGTTGGGATGGTGGAGCGGAGGCGTTCGGCGATGCGATCCACCTCAAGGCGGAGCAGCATGTCGGCTTCGATTACGTTGATCTTGTCGCCGCGTTTTACGGGGTCGCCAGCGCCATAGCGCGTTGTGCCGTAACCGATCGTCCAAGGATCGCCGCCGCTTAGCGGATCGGGATAGGCGCTAAGATGGCAGCCTTCAAATTCCTTGATTAGCTGGATCGCATCAGCTAAGTCGGTCTGCTTGCCTGGGACGCTCCAGGTGTTGAACCACGCCCGATCACGCCGCATGGCCGCGGCGTAGCCGTTGACGGCCAAGTCCTGCTCCAGCTGGCTGATGGCCGCGGCCTGATGCGGCAGCCCTTTGTAGAACCGGAACAGCTGCTCCAGTGTGATCGGGGCGGCGTTGGCCATTGCTCAGCGGCGCTTGGGGAACATCATCCGGCCAGCCTGCAGCAGCAGCTGGATCCAGCTATTGGACTTGAGCGGGCTAATCGCGATGATCTCGCTGCCAGCAGCGATGACGATGGCGATGATGGCGGCAGTCTCGGGGCTCATTGTGCTTAGATCGGTGTCTTAAGACTACTTGCCAACCTGAGTAGATGGACTGTGTTCAAAGTGCAGTTTGGGTGCTGCTGCGTTGATTGCGAACGGGATGAGGAAGCTCAGTCCGATGGCGAGGCCGACGCCAATGGCGACGCGGGTTTCAATCTCGCGGAGTCGGGAGAATACAGCAGCCATGTCGCCGCGTTTTTCGCTGAGCTGGATCAGCACGGTCTCGAGCTTACCTTCGAGCGATCCGAGCTTGTGGTAAATGTCCCCATGCGAGACATCGTCGGCTGGTGGCATGGGAGCAATTACGCCTCAGCAATAGCCTAGCGACCCTGCCCGCGCAACTTCTTACGCCCACGTCGCCGGGGACGGCTGCGGGCGCCTTGGCCGATGCTGGTGGTCTTGGGCACCGATTCCTTGCGGATGGTGCCAGAAAGGCCAGCCTTTGCTTTTACTGCCATGGCAGGTCAGGCGAGACGATTGGTGGATTGGCCAGGTCGGCCAACTGGGCCGCAAGCCCCCGCTCCAGCGATTCAACGTCCAGATTGGCTTCCAGCCACTCGACGATTTGATCTTTGGTTAAATCGGGATAGAGCGTGAAGTCGTCTGGATCCACGTCGCCCACGCCGATACTGCCGTAGCAATCGGTGGTGTAGGTGCCATCAGTGGCCTGATAGCGCCAGTGGATCGTCTTCACCACGTCGTCTAGGCCGTTTTCGTGGGGAGCGCAGTCCAGCTGGGAAATGACCCAGGTGTAGGTGATGTCAGTCATTGGCTTGCTCGGCTTCGGTAATCTCCACGCTCTCTAGGTAGCCGACGAGCGTCGCGCCAGCTGACTGGATGAGCAGGGAGTTACCTGTGGCCTTTGCGGTGGCGTAAGCCTCGATCAGCTCAACCAGCTTTTGCTTGGACTCGGGCATGAGGTGGGGTTAGATGGTGAAAGTGTAGCTGCTACCAAAGAGGCAACATCACTCATACAGAATGTTCACAGTGCCTCCGTCAAAGGATGCACTGCCGCCCGTTGTGGTGATGCGGATGCGATCCAATGTTGCAGAGAGGCCTTTTGATCCACCGCTGATAAATACAAGGTCATCATTGTCACGGGCCACTGTGCTGGATAGCACCCATGTGTTGCCAGAAACTTTAGTAATAACAGCGTGACCAGAAACGGTATCACTCGCGGCTCCTATAGCAAGTGGGAATGTGCTGGCCGATCCGCTGCTGCCTGTACTTGGACCTGTCCATGCAAGACCTCCGGTGTAGCCAGAAGTTTCAATGCCGCCACTATCTCCTAGCTGAACTGCGAGTGTGGCAGAGGCATCCGTGCTCACGGCGTCAATCATCACGGTAATGCGCTTTACCGATGATGGAATGCCGGTGAAATCAACGGCAGTGCCTGTTGCGCTTACGGCGGTGCCGGCGGTGAGTGCGGCAACAGTTGTCCACGATGGCGACGAACCAGAGCCGTTGCTGGTGAGCACTTGGCCGCTGGTGCCGTAGTTGGCGCCGCCAATGCCGATCTGACCGGAGGTGCCGATGCGCAGGTACTCGCTTTCACTGCCACCAACGGACTTGCTAAAGGTGAAGTCGTGACTGGTGCTAGTGGCTTGGCCAAACACCCACTCAGCCGTGGCTCCTCCGTTGTAGAGGTGATACCGGGCCTGGCCAGGAGAACTGGGCGAGATGCGGATGTTGCCAATCGTGGCCGAAGGTGCAGCCAACGCAACATCGAAGCTTGTTCCAGGGGCTGTGGTGTTTAGGCCAAGGCGGCCGGCTGACGTGATGCGAAGGCGTTCACTATCTCCAGATGCAAATTTAAGATTTAAAGAAGAATCGCACGCAATAAACCCATACTGCGTTGATACACCGGTGTCGGTGAATTGGATTGCCGCAGCCCCTGCAGTTGCATTTGCGCGGAATCGTGCTGCATAGCCAATGCCTGCAGTTGTGTCTGCGCTAGTAACATCTAACCTGTAACCTGGGCTCGAGTTTCCAATCCCCACGCTGCCTGCTTCACTTATTGTCATCCGGCGCTGAAGCGACTGCCCCGCCGTACCATTAGGGCGCGTGAAGAAACCTAGGCCGCCTTGTAATTCTGTTCCTGTTGCATTTACTAACAACCCTTGAACGGTTGCCATAGGCGAAGATGACGGCAATGCCGCAATGCCAAAATTGACTATTCCGCCTGCATCAGTTGTGTTTGCTCCTGTAGAAATGGTCAGCTCGCCACTGTTCAGGTGAAGGCGAGTGTTGGGGCTGCTCGTCCCAATCCCCACGCTGCCGGAGCTGTCGATGGCAAGGTTTGTTGACCCTCGACTGTTGTTGCCAATCCTGAACTGATCTGTTGCGCGATCGGCCCAGATCTGCCAATTCCGTTGTCCTTGGTTTTCAAGCGAAATGCCGGCGCTGTTGCTCCCGGCATCTGTCGCACTGATGTTGATCTGCGCATTGCCGTTCTCCAGCACATGCAGCAGGCTGGCCGGTGACAGCGTGCCAATTCCCACGCGGCCGGTGGTGTCAACTGTCAGATAATCAGACTCTGAACCCGCGACGCTTTTGCTCAGCTTGAAGCTGTGGTCTGTGCCGGTCTTTTGACCAAAAATCCACTCAGCCTGGCCGCCTTGGTTATACAGGCGCATCCGTGCTTGGCCTGCAGCCGGTGGGGCAACAAGGAAATTACCTGTTGTGGCAGAAGCCGCAGCCTGTGCAATGTGCAAGCCCACTACCGGGCTCAGCGTGCCGATGCCGACATTACCGCTTGCGTCAACGATGATTCGCGCTGTGCTGCTCGTCGCAACGCCAAACACATTGGTAGATGGCAGGTAAACGCCTGTGGCTGGCACGGTGTTGCCCGTGGGTATCAATGCGGTGCCACTGACGCTGCCCGTGCTGGTGATTGCCCCAGAGCCCAATGTGCCGCCAATGGTGGCGTTGCCTGTGGTGCTGAGACCGGTCAGCGCATAGGTGCTGGTTAGCTCTGCCCAGCTGCTGCCGTTCCACTTCTGCCAGCGGTTGACCGAGCTGTTCCAGCGGATGGCGTTTGTGGGGATGTTGCTACTGGTTGTGCCGTCAAACTGCAGCGCCAGGTCCGTGTCGCGGTCCTTGACCTCCGTGAGGAAGTTGGTGTAGGTGCTGGTCAGCAGTGGGTTGGACCAGTTGGCCATGGCTTAGCTTCCTCGGGCTTGCCAGCTGAAGGGGCCGCTCACCCGGTTGCCCGAGGTATCGAACAGCAGCACCTTGAAGCTGGTGGGATTGGCGACGTCCACAAAATCATAGATCGCGATTCTGGGCGTCGTTCCGCTTGGTGTGACACCAATGCTTTCAATATCCACAAACGGCACATTGAAGTTGACCGTCGTTCCACCAGTATCCGCAGAGTTTGCCGTGCCATTGCCCATGTCGTTCTTGATCTTGATGTCGAGGCGGACGTTCAGTCCACTGAGCTGCAGCAGGTCATCGCCGCCAGCACTGGTGAAGTCGTAACGGACCTTCACGTAGCGGAAGTTGGTGGCATAGATGGACTCTTGGTTTGCGTAGTCGGTCCAAGGGTCGCCAGATGCGGTTTTTACGCTGATCGTTGGGGTTACCGTCACAGAGCCCGCCACAGCCTGCCGTGTGAGCGTTGAGGTGATCTTGGTGCCAGCCAGCACGGTGCTGTAGTCGAACTCCTCGACGTAGCTGCCGGTGGTGGTAGACGGCATGGCGTAGATGGTGAAGCCAGCGCTCACTTGGTCCTGCAGTGTGCTCCAGCCGCGGGAGGTGAAGTGCGACTGCCAAGTTTCTGTCGTATCTACCGTTGCCAGCAGGCCCGTGCCATTGGGCGTCAGGTTGGTGGAGGTGCCGCTAAAGGTGCTGTTGATGTCCGAGCGCAGGATGTAATCCGGAGGCTGGTTGACGAGGGCGGAGACACTGGCCGGGGTGCCTTCGTTGCCTGCACTGTCGATGCCCGCCAGCCAGTAGGTGTAGGCGCCAGAGACGGTCTCGAATACCGTGGTGAACAGCCCCTGTTTGGTGCCGACCGAGGTGCCGCCTGCGTAGGTAGTGCCGCGGCGTAGTTCGTAGTAGACGATGGGCAGCGTTTGTGTTGAATCGGTCCAGCGCAGCAACACGTTGTTGTCAATCACTTGCTGGCTGATCACAGGCGCCGATGGTGATGTGACCACTACGTCTTGGAATTGCTCGGGGCCTTGTTTGCCGATAACGTCAACTGCCGCTACCCAGAATCGCTGCGTGCCTGTCCAGTCAACCTTCAAGCTGTAGGTAGTGGACTTGATTTCAGCCAATAAGGTAGCTGATGCAAAGGTGTTGCCCCTGAGCACTTTGTAATAGGCCGTTTCGAGGCTGCCCTGCACGGGATCCCAGCTCAACAGAACCTGCTCGCCCCTGAAAGTATTTTGCACATTAGGAGCTGGTGGTGCCGTGGGGGCGATAGCAACAGTTGCAGCAGCGCCAAGATTATTGTTTGCGTCAACAGCTTGGACGGTAAATGTCTGCGAACCTGTCCAGTCGATACGCGTGGTGTAGCTTGTAGATTGCAAAATTGCAACAGTTGCGTCGTTGCGTGCAATTCGGTAAAAGCGCGTTTTTGTCGTACCGTTTACTTCGCTCCAAGTCAGTACGGCGTTTTGGCCTGTGTAAGAAACGGAGACAGTTGGCGCGGCGGCTTGGGTGATTGTGACTGTTGCTGAACCTTCGGCGCTCTCGTTGCCGGCCAAGTCCACCGCTTTCACGTAGAAAGTCCGCACGCCGTTCCAGATGATCGGTAGCGAGGTGGTGGTGGTCTTGATTTCGCCAATGGCACCGGCGCTGGACCGGACCACATAGGCGGCAATGGCATAGCTGGCGGTAGAGGCTGGCCAGCTGAGTGTCACCAAGTCGCCGGCCACTGTGGCGGTGACGCTCGGTGTTGAAGGTGAAGTGATGGTGACGGTGGTGCTGGCAGCTGCGGCGCTGTAGACACCTGAAGTGTCGATGGCGCGGATCATGTAACTGCGCGTACCGGGGGCCAGCTGGCCGAGTTTGTAACTGGTGGCGGCCACGTTGGTGACGAAGGTGGCGGACGCCCAGACTGTGCCCTGTCTGATTTCGTATTCGCTGAGATCGAGGTCGGGGACGGGGTTCCAGATCAGGGTGGCACCGATGTTGCCGTCAAGGACTGATGAGAAGCCAGTCACGTTGGACGGCGCGGCTGTCTTGCCAAGTGCCGTGATGCTGCCGGTGGCTGCTGTGGTGGACAGCTTCAGAGCAGCGCTCATGGAGAACACCTGCACCTCAAATAGGCCGGGCGTGATGTCGAGGATTTCGTAGTCGTTGGTCAGCACATCAACCACGGCCCAGTTGGCGCTGTCTTTGCGCCACTTCACCCGGTACTGGGCAATGCCAAGTACCGCCGGCCAAGAAACAATTACCTTGGCGCGGATCTGGTTCTGGTAGCTGTAGAGCGCTTCCTCAAATGAGAGGCTGGCTGGTGCGTCGGGTATCTCGTTGAGATCGGTTATGTCGCGAACCTCAAGCGGCCGGCCTCGCTCCACGTAGGCGTACTTGCTCGAGTTGTAGGCGAGGGCCGAGATCTGATAGGTAGCCTGATCTTGCTCGGCAACGCTGATCACGCGCCAGGTCGAAGTCTGGATTGAAGCGGTTTCGAGGATCCAGATGCTGTTGGCGTTGGGTGCCGTGGGCAGGGCAGAGGTGAGGTTGATGACCTTGCCGGCGATACTGGCGACGCTGCGGGCGGCCACCGTGCCATCCGGGAGGATGACAGATAGCGTGGCGCCGCTCGATGTCAGGCCGGTTGCGTCATCGACGGTGATTGCGGTGGTAGTTGCGGAGGCAATGCGGCCACCGCGACGGGCGCCAGCTCGCACGGGGTCGCTGACCTCGATGATCTGGCCAGGCCGCACCACCACACCGGCGTCGATGCTGGCGGAGAAGCTGATTACCTCGCCTTCGTATTGCTCCGAGTAGAGAAGCCACTCCCCAATTCGACCAGCTTGCCCACGACTGGTGCAGGCAAAGGCGCTGATCTCGGTGGTGATGGCGCCATATTTGCTGATCGAGGTTTGATCCTCGACGACCTCGTAGGCAACATCCCGCAGCTCTAGGTCGAGGTAACTGACCACGGCTACGTTCGGCCGTGTCTTCAGGCTGCTGCCCGAATAGCTGAAGCCCTCCTCAGAGACGTTCGCCAGCGTGAATAGATAGGCGGAGTCAGCGGGGCGGTCTTGGCTGATGGTCAGCGCCCCAGTGCTCCAGTAGGGCATGGCCCGGAACACCGAACACATGTCATTGATCAGCTTGTAGGCGTCTTCCTGCGTTTGGATGTTGATGTTGCAGGAGAAGCGGGGCTCTTGACCGCCGAAGCCGTCAGGTACCAGTTCAGCGCAATACTGGCTTGCGGAGTAGAAGGCCCACTTGTCCAGCTGCGCGGCACTGATGTGCTGGCCGAATCCGTAGCGGGTTGAGGTGAGCAGATCCCACAAGATCCAGGCGGGGTCGCTGCACCATTGCGCAGCACCAAAGCTGCCATTCCACACGCCTGCATAGATCAGGCGGCCGGTAACTGAATCGACAGTGGCGTTGTTGGGGATGCGGACCTTGATGCCACGCACCAAGAAGGAGCGCGAAGGGATGGAGTTGAATTGCTCAGCGTCGATGCGTACTGCCACCAAAGCGCTGTTGGGGTATCTGAGCTTTGCGTAGGTAAGTTCTGTGTAACTCGACCAGCTGAAGGCGTTTGTGATTTTTGCGGATTCACCGCCTGGGGCGTCCTGCTCTGAGTTGTCGTCGGTGACGCGAGTCACCTTGATATTGACAGGTTTGGATCCAGTCAGTGTGATTAGGTAATCGCGCTGGTATAGATCGGCTGTCCGGCCTCTGATTACGTCATCAACAACAACGGTGTAACCCCCGCCTGAGTATTGCGTGGAGATTTGAAATCTGAAAACACTGCCAACAATGTCACCCTGATCCGTGATTCGCTGCAGGGCAGGAATGTTGATGGTGACGCGGACGGCATCGACTGCGGTGTCTGTGATACT